TGTGCCGTCAGTGCCACTTGTGCCAGATGTACCGTCAGTACCGGAAGTACCACTTGTTCCATCTGTTCCACTTGTGCCAGATGTTCCGTCTGTACCCGACGTACCACTTGTACCGTCAGTACCGGAAATACCACTTGTGCCGTCTGTTCCACTTGTGCCAGATGTGCCACTTGAGCCGGAAGATCCGCTGGTTCCACTATAGCTTAAAGCATAACTTGCAGTAACAGCATATGAAGACGATGCCGCATTCAATGCATATGAAGCAGTTATAGCATACGAAGCTGTGCCAAGTAAGCTTCCCGTTATTCCAGAAGAAACATCAACGCTACCAGTAACAAGCAATCTGCCGATGACATCAACTAAACCATCTCTTATTGCCAGTGGATTTGTATATCCAACTTGAAAAATATGTGCCGGAACAATAGATGTATCTATGTTATAATAAACACCGGCAGCATCATGAAATCCTATCGTAAGAACTCTATTATTTGATCCATCATACCATTTCCAAGTAGGTCTGCCGGTATTTCCTTCAAATCTTAAAAACCCACCATCCAAATTTACTAAATTAATAGCGTGTGGATTATCAGTAAGAATATTAAACTCGGCTGTATAATCGCTTGTTATTAACGAAGCTGTTATTTTTCCAAAAGTTACATCATTGGTCGCATCAAAAGCAAATCCGCCACCATTACTTAACTGATATGAACTTGTTATTGATCCGCCAGAAGAAGCATATGACGCTGAACCTAATAAACTGCCTATAAAACCATCTGTAACAGAAATAGACCCAGTCAAATATACACTTCCGCTATTTTGTGTATTAGTAGAAATTAAACTTTCTATAGTATCACTTAAACTGCCAGATTTTCTTATATATACAATACCATCTGGTACATTTATTGCGAATTGACCAACACCTAACGATGCCGTAGTTGGCACTGAATTTGGTGTCAAACTTCTTAAATGTATGATCTTGTCTGGCATCCTTTATAAATATTTAGGTAACAGTGTCTTTTGCTTATTTTTTATATATTATAGGCCATATCTGCTCTTATGGGTGTTATAGTTCGTCAGTATTTCACCACTTGATAGTTCTCTGTTATAACAAAGTGCTTCTGCAACTCTTCCAAGCAATAGATTTCCTCCACCGAATGCCGCTATTTCTACCGTTCCATCTCCACCGTGTGCGGCTTTGTCTGCTGTATATGTGCTGTCTAAAGTACCATTGATATATAATGTCATACCATTTGTTGTGCTAAATGTGAGAGCAACATTATACCAAGTGCTTAAACTTATTGAGGCAGATGAGGGATATGCCAGATAGTTGCCCCAGTTTGCATGACCACTATAAATTTTAGTTTGTGAGGCCATAAACAAAAAATGACCGCCGGTTTGACCACTTAATATGTTATTATTTGATGCATATGAGTTAAGATAAAACCAAGCCATTTTTGTATATGATCCGCTTGGAATTACATCTGCTTTCGAACCCGTACCATATTGTCCGCTGAATGTGAAATAAGATGGCGTACCAGAAGTATATGTTGGAGCACCAACTAATGTTATATTTGCCGAATTACCACTTATATCATACCAAGTAGTTCCGCTTCCATTGTATGATGATGGATCATTTGCGTCTATATTGAGAGTCAACCCATTGGATACAATCTGATTGTTTGATGCTATATAAGAAAACAATCCACCAGAATTATTTACATTCCGAAGTTTTAGATTGGTTGTTCCTGTACTGTTTGCGATTAATTTAAGCGGCATTTTAGTAAAACCCTCCGTCAATATAACTTGCCGTTAATGAATATGAAGATGTTCCAAATAATGACGCAGTAATTCCACCTTGTATGTTAACACTTCCTGTTAATATAATAGAACCGGATGCAAAAAATGATCCTGTAAATTCTATAGTATCTGCTGTAGTAGATAATAAAGTCTGCCCACCTGTCCCAGAAATATTCAACGATCCTGTCAAAATGACAGTTCCCATTCCGTCATCATATATTGATCCCGTCGTTAATGTGGTGGGATTGCTAAATATTGCTACATAGTTTTGAGTTCCCCCTGATATAGTCCCCGCCCCAGATGTACCAGACGATCCACTGCTTCCGGATGTGCCACTTGAACCTGAAGATCCGCTTGTGCCAGACGATCCACTACTTCCGGATGTTCCAGACGATCCGCTAGAACCAGATGTGCCACTTGAACCTGAAGATCCGCTTGTGCCAGACGATCCACTACTTCCGGATGTGCCACTTGAACCTGAAGATCCGCTTGTGCCAGACGATCCACTACTTCCGGATGTTCCAGACGATCCGCTAGAACCAGATGTGCCACTTGAACCTGAAGATCCGCTTGTACCAGACGATCCACTACTTCCGGATGTTCCAGACGATCCGCTAGAACCAGATGTGCCACTTGAACCTGAAGATCCGCTTGTACCAGACGATCCACTGCTTCCAGATGTGCCAGACGATCCACTGCTTCCACTTGATCCAGAAGTACCGCTATAACTTAAAGCATAACTAGCAGTAAGTGCATATGATGAAGTTCCAAACAACGACCCAGTTATTCCTCCAATAGCAATTAATGAACCACTTACAGTCAAACTTCCCGTTACTATCTCAACGCTACTAGTTATAGTTTGTACATATAATTTTTCAACAAGTATTACAGAAGCTGTTATTTGTCCGAAAGTAACATTGTTTGTAGAATTAAATGCTGTATCTCCCCCATTGCTCAACTGAGCCGAACTTGAAACAACTCCATTGGGTATATTATTATTTATCGCATAAGAAGCAGTTAAAGCATATGATGAGGTTATAGAATTATACGCCCAAGATGAAGTAGCTGAGACACCCGCTACATATGACGCAGTTAATGCATACGATGAAGTGATAGCCCAGCTAGAAGTAAGATATGCGTGACTACCCGTGATATCTCCATAGATCTGTAAGCCTCCCGAAATCAGAGCATCTGCGTCTACTTGTAACCCATTTTTGACTATTAGATGGTTATCCATAATTTATATTATACCATCATTCTGATCATCTTTAATGTCCAAGTTCCCGACAATGGTGTAGCAACGAGACTCACAGATCCGGAAACCACATTTGAAACAGACATATGGACTGGAACGCTACCAATCTGATTTGTTTCGGTGTTATTGAATTTTACAGCATAGTTATTCCAGTTGGCAACAACTTCTGTTGTCTTAAAGTTTAGATTTCCGTCATTAACAGATACTAACCATCTTGCGGCGTTTCCGCTTCCTATTGGTATTGTATCTATGGCTACAGATCCGGAATCGGCATTAACACCCTCGACTATGTTTGTAGCAAAAGATCCAGTTGTTCCTCCTCCCGTGATGCTTATACTGTTAAATGATCCATTTATGTTTGACAAATTCACATAACTTGCAGTACCAGCATAATTTGCATAATTTGCAGTCCCGGCACTTATTGCATAGTTTGCGGTTTGAACTATCCCTCCAAACTGAGGGCGACCTGTCATAATATCTGGAGCAAACGATATTCCACCAGCTTTAGCAAGTTCTTCTGCTTTACCAGCCAACTCAGCCGCATTAAGATCTTTTAAGTCCACTGTAGATTCTGAGACACCAAATACAACTTTTCTGACAGTAAATGCTTTTTGGACAGTTGACTTATATCCTTCAAACTTTCCGTTCGGCAGCAAATAAGCATAACACATCATACTAAAAGTAGCTTTTACTACACGGTCCTGACCAGCATCGACCATAGTTTCAAAGTTATAATCACTTATACTTGTTCTAAATCTAAACCGTTGTTTGTCTCCCCAGTAATCTTCCGTAGAGAAGTTTATTGCTTCAACCACCGAATTACATTGTTCGACGAGTTCAGTCCATATGATAAACTCATAGTTGATGATAACGTGATCTGGCATTGCCACACTATATATTTCTTTTTTTGGCGCAAATCCATTTAATATAGAAAACTTATCATATTTGTTTTTTTCGCTAAACTTTTTAGTGACAGGATATTGTAGATAGCGGTTCAGAGTAATTAGATTATCGTTGCGCTGAAATGTGCTTCTTCTGAAAGCAATGGCGGGAGTTTGTATCTTTCCATTTTTATCTCGCATTGCTCCATCTTTTCTTATGGCTTTCCATCTTTCTGGAGAAGCATAGTTGATAGGAACTTTAACTAATCGACCAGAATCAACAACGGTTGGACTTATAACAGTGTCCATGTGAGTTAATATTGCGCCATCAATATCAAGTAGTTTTATGCTAAGATCCTTACCATCATCATTATCTCTGCGAACATTATATGCTCTATTTCCCGTAGCTGCGTCTGGGCCAAATTGCGGAGGACCGAACAATCCTTCTGGCTGTTTTTTCATATCAGACATTTCCGGACCACTGTTTGATTTATTCGGTGGTCTGTTTACTGAAGGTTTAGGAGTTGGTCCGCGCCATGCCATAAATTATTAGTCGTTTCTTTCCATTACGTTGAGTGATGTATACTTGGTGTAGTGAGCATTGCAGATTATGCTATGACTCTTTTCCGATTGACCGCCAAGCAACTGTTCTTGTACAACATTATCTATTTCATAATAGCGATCATTAAATAAGATAACGTCTCCTATTTCAGGATAAAATTCAAGTTGCTGGAGCATCTTTTCTCGCATCTTGAAAATATAGTCCTGTTTTCTATTTGGTCCAAAATCATCATACTCAGCGGTCATATCCGCTCGTTCTATAAGAGAAGATATTTGTATTGCTGGCAAATACCATTTACCCGTTTCTGCGGCGGTTTCTCCGTATATGTTTGTTTTAGTTTCGTTCGGAGCAATCTTGAAGATCTGTATAAGAACTTCAACAATGTCACCCATAAGTTCGGCGTTGAACTGACCAACCAGATTCAGATCACGCTGTGAAAAATATCTACCTTTGAGTCCCATATTTTATCCGATATAAATTCCGAGAGGAACTTTTTGAAGAGTTTCTTGAATGCTTCTTGCTTCTTCAACTCTTAATTCCATCTGAGCTTTTCTTCCGGTTGCTTCTAGGTTTTCTCTTAGTTGTGTTATTAATGTCTCCTTTTCAGCGGATGCTTCCTGACGCAGTTCAGCACCATCAAGCGTAACTTCTGCACCAGGTATAGGTATTGTTTGATATTTCTGTCGTATTGCTCCAAGCACTTCCTTACATAGTGCTAGAAAATATTTTCGTATCCATTGTTTACCAACGCTATTGATACTGGCATATGGTATTACATTGTATGGTACATTGCTATAATCTCCTATTACAGGAGAAGATACTGCTGAACCGGATGAGTTGTAATATGATCCGGATCCATTTATTCCTTGCGCATCTCTTTCATTTTTCAACAAGTATTGAAAATGAAGTTTCATGTCATATGTTGGAATCGGGAATAATCTTACCTTGTTATTAATAAGCTCAAAACTCCACGCAGATTTACGAACAAGGTCATTGAACTCAATAGCCTGCATGCGCAGCAAATCCTCAAATATCGGCGTCATTAGGAATTGTGTGGCAGGAGAATATCCAGCAAATCCCATTTCATTGAGCACATTGCTATAGCTCATACCAGTCATACTGAATGGGTCATAAATACGTGCAGCAGCTGGAGCCATTTCATGAAATATTCTGCGAATTTCAATTCTGTTAAAGCTTTCACTAACATCACCAAACAATGCCTGAAGATCGTATGTTTGCTGGCCTTTTTTCACATCAATACTACCACTCTTCCAGTCAACATTTCCACCAACACCAAATTCCGTACCATATCCTTCTGAAATTTTTATGATATATGGTAGACCACTTCCAACAACATTTGTTTGTGTAATATTGGTGCTTGTTGATGTTCCTTGTAGTACACCAATATTATTACGAATGTTGAACTGATTTACTTGTGCGCTATATTCATAAATAGCTTCTTCAAAACATGCATAAAAGTTTGTATCTATCATTTCAATGTCGGTGATAGGATAGCCGAGTCTTGTTGCTGCCCACTTAGCCGCAGCTGGGGCATCATTTTGAAAAATAACATCTCCTTCAAAAAATCCAAACGGTGTCTTACCACTACCAGAAGTAATAGCAGAACCAGATCCAGGCCATCTTACCCGATCCTGATCTACAGTATAGTTGATTGATGTGTTTGCCATATCTTATAAATATCAAAAGTGATGCTATTTGAGCATCTATTATAAATATATACTTTTTACCTATTGTGCTATATTTATAATAACATATGAACGTTATAAAGCTGAAAGATTTGTTACGTGAACTTCAACTCAAGGAGGCTCCCGTGGCAGATCAACCACCAATACAACCCGTTCAGTTTGTTATGCCACCAGCACAAATATCATATGCGGCGGCTGCTTCGGATGGAGCAGGTAAACCATATACTCAAACAGACATAGACTTTAGCGGAACAGGAGACGATTCGCAGCTTATAACAAAATCATCAAATGTAATAAAGCAGTTTGAAAATAGTAAAAATAGTCCAAAAGGTGGATATAATAAGGCTTCTGGTAAATGGTTTCCACATAAGAGTTTAGAAGGCGGATCAGATACTATAGCATATGGTCACAAGATACAAAAAGGTGAAGATTTTAGCAAAGGTATAACAGATAGTGAAGCTGAACGGCTGTTAGAAAAAGACATACGTGAAAAAATACGCTTTGCGAAGACCAAGATGAAAAACTTCGACGGTATGCCACTTACAGTCAAAATAGCCGTGATTAATGCGTTATTTAGAGGTGATATGGGTCCAAGAACCATGACGTTATTATCTCAAAACAAATATGCTCAGGCAGCACGTGAATATCTGAACCATCAAGAATATAGAACCACATCCAACAAAGGCGTCAAAAAACGCATGGATTGGAATTATAATGTCTTGAAAGGCGCAGCATAAACACTAATATATAATCATATGAAAAATACATTAAAATATGTTCTATTGATTTCCGCAATGCTATTGTCGGCAGGTTGCGTTACACAAACTCGCACAGTTTATGTTCCAGTTAAGGTCGATACATCAAAGCAAACAACTGAAAATAAACAACCAGTTAGTACAACAGAAAACACTGTATATGTTGTAAAAGAAGTACCTGTTGTATATGAACCTCCTCACGTATATTGGCGCATAGGAGTTGGTGTTGGTAGATATCATCATTATCATCGTGGACCTTGGCGCAGATGGTAAGTATTTGATATAATAAAAGGTTATATGAATGAGTGTTTGACCAAATATGGTATAAAAATACTACAACCTGGTTGTACATTCAATGAAAGCGAAGTATTTTTCACATTTGATCATGTAGGAAAGCAAATAAAAGCCGAACTTTCTGGTTTAGATTATAAAATAGTTTGTCTTGGAAATAACTGCTTTGTACGCAGAACATTAAACTGGTTTGGTGTAAAACCTATTAAAGCAGATGGTGAACTTACACATCCTTTTGATCTTGCTGCGTTTGAGTTGGATAAAATCATAGAATGTTTAGAAGATGACTTTTTACATTTCTGTAATCCAAGATACTTGAAAGATGGAAAAAATAGAATATATGGAGGAAGCCATCCACACGAATACGAGGATTATTATGAAAATGACGCAGTAAAGTTTCGCATAAGATATTTGCGAAGAATAGCAAACTTTTATGAAGACATATATTCAGGAAAACATATATTTTTTGTGAACGCTAATGCTAATATAGAACCTGAGCTTTCTATGTATGCCGAAAAAATGATAAGACTATTGAGCAATAAGTTCAAAAATGTAAAATATAACTTTATTATGGCAAATGAACTTTTGCCAAACGGCCCATCTTGCTTTGATCAAAAAGAAAACTTTTATATCTATCATCCTATTCCATATTCATCTTATGAATGGCATATGGAAAAGGATCTTTATACAGAGATGGGATTGGAGCATTCATTGTCTTTTGCTTGTAAAGTAAAAGACATTATCATTGATAAAATGAAGAAACAAATTAGTTAAGACTAGACCAGTCTTTAAGATCAGATTTTATAGTTTCTAGTTTCTTTTGATCGGCGTCTGATAGTTTTGGATTAAAGTTTAGTCCTGTTTTCTGCTCAATATCAGCTATTGTAGTAGCATATTTTGGCAGATCAGCAACTGGCAATGGTGCGTTTGGAAACCAAAATGCTATAGCTTTGTTTGATTTGGCATCTATGATTACTTTCCAAAGATTGTCAGGCACGCCGACACTTTGACCTATCTTCTTATGTTCCTTATTGTAATATGTTCCTGAGATAACATAAATATCTTTACCTTCATTCACCCAGTTTCTGACTGCGGTTTCTAACTGTTTCCATATTCCACGATTATGATTTGGAACTTGTGGAACCATATTGCTCAAGAAGAAACTTTCACTCATTACATCATCATTTTGTGTTGAGTTACCTGCTGGTACAAGATGGCCACGATCATATGGTTCTCCAGCATAATCTGCCAACTGCGATTGATTTTTCTTTTCTAACTCGGTATCTGGTCGGAAATCATCTTTGCGCTTTGACTTGCCATTTATTTTTTCAAGTGTTGGATGTTCTACCACATACTCCGCCGTTTTTGTGTCGAAGCGATAATGAATAGCATAGTTCTTTTTTATAAGATATTGATTATCCTTTGTAATCTTGCTTATTGGAGCACCGTTTATTACAAATTGAGATGCCTTGTCATCGATAGGATTGGCAACCAAAACGGCTACCAATGTTAGTAATGATACGATATATTTTAGTAGTTTGTTCATAGATATATAACTATCATTTTGGTAATAAAAAAGACCCACCTTTCGGTGGGTCTTTTTGTTGTGAACGATTATCCCGTTCTTGAAGAAGATTAGACTTCGTTCAAGTTGCCGATGACGATCTTTCCGTAGAATTCCGGACGGATCATCTTCTTTGCATAACGTGTCATCACTCCACGGCGTGGTGTGAAGTTCACTGGATCGTACACCAATGGTGTCTGAATCAGTGGGATATATGGAGCGTATACAGCGCCGGTTTCTAGGAAGTTTGCTCCACGGAAACCAACTAGCATGACGTTGTCGGTCATGTATGGGTTCTTGTATACTGTCCAACGATTGCTTAGAGCGCCAACCTTGGCAACGCCCATTGCGAACTTGGCTTGATCGCCGTCCGTGTTGGTGCTGAAGCCTGGGATGCTTTCGATGATTGTAGCAACGTCTGGGCTGCAAACTAGGAAGTTTGCACCACCACGCAGTGTCAACTGGTGGATCTTATTGCTGACCTTCTGGATCTTGTTTCCGAGGGTCTGGAACCATGTGCTCTTGACATATGCAGTGCGGTTAGCAGCTGTGTCAGCGAATAGGCCAGTTGTGCTGTTGTATTCATATCCGATACGGGCTGACCAGTAGTCAGTTGTAACGGAAGGAGCATTTGTCAACAACATGTCAAGGATTTCGAGGTCGATTTCCATTGAAACGTATTCGCTCAATAGAGCAGTTAGTTCTGCTTCTGCATCGATTGAGTGATATGCGTTCAAGTCTTGAGCCAATTCTGGTGTCCAGACGGCCTTCAACTTACGTGTCTTGGCGACAATAGCTTCGCTCTTCAATTCCAGATTTACTTCTGGGATTCCGATGTCGGCAGTGATACCTGAGTTGTTTGTACCGCTCAAGGTCAATGCTGAACCTGCGTCTTCGAAGTCTCCGCGACTGGTGTCTGCTGGTTGCTTGTGATAAGCAACTAGAACGTTACCAGTGATTCCCGAACCGGAAACTAGGAAGGTTACAACTGTTCCTGAAACGGTTGTGAAGCCAGGATAGAAATCAACGATACCTGAACCAGAAACGGTGAAGGCACGAACTCCATTTGCATCAAAATTTGAACCGCTCAAGTTAGTAGATAGAGTATAAATTTCTCCAGCTGCCAATGAAGCGCTCAATTCTTGACTAAATCCTACATCTCTCCAAACAGCAGAACCGGTTGTTTGAACTTTGGTAGCTGTTTGATCGTTGATGGTGTAACCGAAACGGCCTTGGCCATATAGACCATTGACTGCGCTATCGGTTGAACCTAGTTTGGTTCCTGTACCACCGAACAAGCTTTGGTTGACGAAAGCTGGTTTGCCAGCTTGGTCAGTACCGTACTTGAAGTCTAGATAGAATACCAGACCTGATGGTAGGTTCATTGGCTGAACGCTGACGAATTCCTTAGCGGCGATTTCAGCGAACACACGGCGAACTAGTGGGAGAGCAACGCCAGCCCATTGTTCGGAGTTCGATGATGTACCGGTACGGGTAGCTTCGTCGATCAGTTGCTTTGCTTGGTTTTCCAGAAGGATGGACATGTGTGACTTTTCCATGTCGCTCTTGATTCCTTCAAGAAGTCCGGTCTTTTCCCACTTGGAAACAAGACCGCGAGTTTCGGTCATGAGCTTAACCATTGGATTGGTTGTCTCAGTTAGTAGTGATTTGATATCTGACATAATTTTCCTTTATCTAATGTTTATTGTTGATAGGTTATTAACGAATACCGGCTAGCTTCTTGAAACGGTTTGCCATGTCGGCACCTTCCGAGATAACTGCTGGTTTTGTTGGTTTGGTTGATGCAACCGGTTTGCTGGCTAGACCTTCGGTGATTGTCTTTACGGTTGTTGATACTGGCTTTTTGGCCTGTACAACTTCCTTCTTGGCACCGACAATAATTGACTCGGCCAACGTAGCGTAAACGAGTTTGGCTTCACGAACGGACTTTGTGAGGTCAAATGATTCGATTACTTTCAATTTCTGCTCATTTGTCAAGCTAGCTCCCTTGAACAACTTGTTCGTGTAAAGCAACTTGGCATTTAGCAGGTTAATTTCATTGATTCGGTCCCGTAGAAATTCAATTCCGCTACGGTATTCTTCAATTTCCTTCTTCAACGAAAGATTTTCTTTAACGAGAGACTCATTGGTTTCTTCCTTTTCGTCTTCGTGTTTTTCTTCTTTTTCACCCTTGCCGTGTTCTTTTTGGTACTTGGCTAGACCAGGAGGAAGTTTTCCTTCATCTACTTTTTCTTCGTCTTTTTCTTCTTCCTTCTCTTCCTTTTCTTCGCCTTCTGACAGAAGTTCATCAAGATTGATTTCTTCGTCGTCTCCAGAGGCTGGAGCAGCTTCCATTGCTGGAGCGGCTTCTTCCATACCAACTTCATTTACGGCTGATTCAAGTTCTTTCAAGATTTCATCCAATGATTCTTCTGAGATTTCGTCGGATTCTTCCAACTTGACTAGTTCATTTGAAGCTCCTTGTGGATCTTCTGTCTTGTGACCGGCTGTAGTCTTTTTGTAATCATCCGATGCCTTGTGGCTATCAGCTGCGGCTTTTGGTTCGCCCTTTGTTGCCAACTTGGTAGCATCAACGATTTCTTGAC